AGCACCATACGAGAAATCACAGGCAGCTCCTACATTTTTTATAAACAGAACAAGATTATTTGCCCTGGCAGCAGGAGAGCAAACAACACCACCTGTCAATACCCCGCCAGTAGCAAGTGCTAATAAGTATAGTACTCTTTATGCAGGTTAAATAGAACAGAGGTAATAAACAATGGCAAATCAAACCACCGTAACTAATATTCTGCCGATTGGCGTAGAGAAGATTCTTGTTCAGTCAAACGATAAGAGCAAGAGCGTAGATCTTAATAGCGGTGGATTTGTTTCACTTGAATACTCAGAGAGCATCTTGCATGATACAATCAAAGCTAGTGTTCAGTTTGTTGACACTGGAGACACCAGAGGACTTGATGATAAGAATGTATTAGAGGGTTTGCCTCTTGTAGGTCAAGAGAAAGTCACACTGAAGTTTAAAGATAATAATGACAACACTCTTGGAGACATTGACATGTACGTCAATGCGGTCACTCCAATGGGTGAAGATACGAGGAAGATGCTTGTTGTGCTTGACTTGGTATCAAAAGAATATATCTTAAACGAAAAGATAAGACTGAGAAAAAGATTTGATGGTCCTATTTCAACCACGATTGATAAGATTCTAACAGAAAAACTTCCTGATGGTCTTCAGTCAGAAAAGAAAGTGGACATTGAAGAAACTTTTGGTGAGTATAACTTCATTGGAAATAATAGAAAGAGTTATTATACGATTAACTGGTTGTCAAAGAAAGCAGTGTCATCTGAAAATCAAAAGTATGGTAAGAGTGCCGGGTATCTTTTCTTCGAGACCTCAGAAGGTTTCCACTTTAAATCCATTGATGGATTGTGTTCACAGAAACCAAAGAAAAGAATCATCTATAATGAAACAAATGAACTACCATTTGAATATGATACCAAAGCGATCTATTATTCAAAGGATAATCTAAACGAAGCACAGACCAAACTTAGAATGGGAACATTCTCATCAAGGGTGATTCTATTCAATCCTTTTGACTGCACATATGAAGTTGTAGAAAATGAGTTGAGTGAGTATGAGAAGGATCTAAAAACAGCAGGAAAGAACTTCCCCAAGACAAATGATGAGTTCAACATTCCAGGTAAAGAAAAAGAGTTTTCAAGAACGACATACTATCTTAAGGACATAGGAACATTACCATCAGGTGATACGAATCAGCAGATTGAAAAATCTGAAACTGAGAACTTTGAGTATAAGAATATATTGAATCAATCTATCATGAGGTATAATCAGTTTTTGACATTTACTGCTGACATTACCATCCCAGCTGACTATTCGTTGCACGCTGGCGATATGATCCATCTAGATGTTCCACTGCTTGAGGTTGGACAGACAAAAGATACAAGCAGGATGGATGGAGGTCTATATATTATATCCGATGTCACACATAGGGTGACACCACAAGAAACAACCACTAGACTAGGATTGGTTCGAGACACATCCGGTAAAAAGAGGCAAGAGTAATGGAAAGTATAGAAAAGCATATCGAAGAGGATAAGAAAATCCTTCAAGATCCCACAACAAATCCACAAATGCGTCGTCACATTGAAGGCGAACTGCATGAACTAGAAGAATACGCAGAGCACCATAAGAAAGAAATCGAAGCTGGAGATCATCATGATCCCAGTTACCTGGAACTTTTCTGTGATCAGAATCCATCTGAACCAGAATGCTTAATCTATGACGATTGATGGAGTCTACTTCGCTTTTTAATCCTGGATTCCTTGGATCTAGTTTCAACTGGTGGATTGGTCAGATTCCTGACGATTCCTACTGGAGGGATAATATTACTCCCACTAAGTTTGAGGGTCCAGATGGAACCACAGGATGGGGATACAGATATAAAGTAAGAATCCTTGGTTTACATGATCGAGATGAGGAGACAATCCCATCCGATCAGTTGCCATGGGCACAGGTAATGTATCCTGTCACTGCTGGTGGTGGACAGGCTGCATCTTTTCAAACTCCTAATATTAGACAAGGTAACTTTGTATTTGGATTCTTTCTTGATGGATCTGACATGCAAGTCCCTGTCATCATGGGAGTGCTTGGCAATAACGCAAAGACAAACCTCAAAAAAACTGTTACCAACTTTGAGGGTGCAAGCGGATATCAGAAAAATGCGGTTGAGAAAGCGAGTCCGGTCAAACCACCAGATAGAGATCTTAGCATTGTCCAGGGAGAGCGAGCTGAAATAGAGGCATCTAATCAGGTTCATCGCGTTAATGCGGGAGAAGTCATACGAGAAGAACTACTATGTGAGAAGATTCCACTTGCAACTCCTGAGAATGCAGTGCAATCTGCAATGAAGAACATGCAGACTGAGATTGAGAATCTCACGTCTAAAATCAGTAAGTATTTGAACTCGATCACGAGTTACGCTGATGCTGTTTCTTTCCGTGGACAAAACCCCCAGATCTTGATTAAAGATGCGTCCAAGGTGATGGCAAAATATACTAAGCCCATCATGGATCAAATGATGGCACACTCACAGAAGGTGCTAAATGCAGAGTTAACAAAAGTTGTATCTGCACTACCTTCGAGTGAGAGATATCTTTTCTCAGAGATGAAGGAAGAGATGAATGAAATGGCTCTTTGTCTCTACAATAAACTTACCAACAATCTATCAAATAAAATCGAAGGACTTCTCCTTGATGCACTGGATATTGATAATCTGATCGCTCAAGCAAGAGGAAATAGATCTGATGGAAAAGAGAATCCTTTTGGAGATGGAAACATACCGAAGACTCCAGATGTTCCGATGTGTGCTGCTGAACAAATCGTAGCAGATGTCATCATCTCAAACATTGAAGAAATACAGGAAAATAATGACACTATGATCGAGGGTGTCAACGAATTTTTGAAAGACATTACTGATAAAGTCTCTGGTGTTCTTGGTATTGTTGATCAAATCAGTGACGGTCTTGGTATTATTGGAGCACTCTCACAACTTGGAAATATTAAAACAAGTATGGCAGCAGCAATGTTGTTTAATAACTTAAGTGTTGATGTGTTTGGTTGTGAGTTGAAACCAAACGAGGCAGTGTCAGATGAATACATGCTCTGTAGTGGTGGATCTGGCAAACCTGACTCAAATCTCCCCTCAGAAGAAGCATTGGACGAAAAAACTGGTACATCTGATGGCGGTGCGCCCAAAACACCTGATCCTAAAGGATTTGCACAACCAGGAACTGGAACAAGGGACGTGGGCACTGAGACTACGACACCTCCATCTGAAGAGGTTAAGAATGCAATCACTGTTGATGAAAGTCCATCCGAACAAGGTGGGCAGGGTGGATTACCGCTTGGATCCACAACCATCCGTGACGGTGGTGCTCGTCAACGAGGAGGAACTGCTGTATCAAATAATGAAAGCAGTGTAAGAAATAGAAGAAGAAGAGGTGCAGGTGTGAGATCGAGAGATCCAGTGCCACCAGTTCAGACAGATCAACAGATATCAACGGCACAGGGACCACCGGTTCCAAGTTCTGATAGCACCACTATAAGAAGTGAAGCTCAAGTCCAATCTAGATTTGGACAGGTCAGCGTAACTGGTCAAAAGGTAACAGTAAATGGAGTAAGATTAAGTCCTCAGGAAAGTGTTGCATATTACCAAGAACAATTAAGGGCTCAGAGAGCACAACTTAATGAGATGAAAGCAGGAGCAGCAGCACCAGGAAGAGATGAAGTATTTCGTTCTGCTGCTCAAACTTTTATAGATGATTTAGAGCTACAAATTCGTGCTAATGAAGAGGCACTCAGAAACGAACAAAGAAGAGGTCAATAAATATGAATATAAAAGTGCTTAGAAGTCATTCATAAATGTCAAAGCCATTGATCAGAGCAGATCAACTCAATGCATCTGTATCTGGAACATCTAGTTTTAATATTCTTGAACCAGCAGATGATGATCTGATTCGTGTTGGTTATATTTCTACTGATCGTGGATATATTAAAGGCATTGGCAGATGCGAAGCGAATGAGATTGCAAAGAAAGATCCTGGCATAAGGTTTATAGTTCAGACAAGAGAATTTGTTAAGTATATCAATATCAATCAAGTCAATGAACTTACT